CCCCTGCAACAGTTACCAGTAACTGTTACAGGGGGGCTTACCCTGGGAAGAAGCAACGGGACTGCGAAAGCTATCAGACGCAAAAGGCGCCTGCCCAGAACTGTGGTGAAACCCGCGGTGAGACTAAGCAATCTTGAAAGGCTTGGGGGCCATCAACCGAAACAAATTGCTAGCGAGAGGGCCTCCGTACATGCGGAGGTTGTTCAAGTCAGCAGTAAGCCCACCAATCTGGTCGGAAATAACTTTGTTGGCAACCTGACTCATCGAGTCAAGAATGCTACGAGAAACTCCGGAGCTGGGGTCTTTGGAAACGGAATGGCTGGAGCTGATCAAGCGGTCTTCGTCAGCAGTAGAACCCTTGGGAGGGGTGTGGTGAAACATGTGCCCAAGAGTGTTAGAAGGATAGCGGGCTCCATCCTGACGGCGGATAGTGATTTCATAGTTGTTTGCCACGCTCCCGGCTTTGAAAACCAGAACGAAGCATCGCAAAGGAGGAACATCCCCCACGGTGTTCTCGAGCAGCACAGGGTTGGTTGTGCTGGGCGGAACATAGGTGGAGGAGGCTAAACCGTTGGCGAGGTTCAACCAATCATCACTGCGAATAGTTGCGCCGTCGGTACCATTGAACTCAATGAAATCTCGGTACTGGTTGTAAGCAGGCCAAGAAGAAGGAACAGAAGTGAAGACGTGACCGTCCACAAGCTCCTGTGCAGAATACGTCTTAGTTTCCAAACTACCAGCAACAAGAGTAATCAAGGAAGTCCAACTGGTGGTATCGGCAGTGGTGATGGCACTACCAGAAGCGTTCAGAAGAGCTCCAATGTCAAGGGCGTTATCAACAGAAAGAACCTGAACCAGTCCACCAACATTAACAGCAGTAGTCAAATTCTTAACCTCAATTCCCATGCGCAAGGGTCGAAGAGCCAAGGGCGTAGAACTGAGAAGAGGATTGTACAACTGCGCAGTGATAGTGGAACTAGCACTGATCCAGTGCAAACATGCGACTGGTGAAGGCACCCATGGAATTACAAGAACGCGGTCTGTAACCGTGCCAGTGTTGAAGGTGAAACGCTCAACCAAGTTTAAAGTAGAAAAGTTGCCGAAAGTAGTGCGCAACTTGGGAGCGGAAGTGTGCAAGAAAGGAGACCAGTACTGCACAGGGTTTTCTCGAGCCTGTTCGCGCAGGGGTTTTCCCATAAGGACACGAGCTGCGCGTCGGCGAGCATGTTTCTTGCGAGGGGGAGCTGTGCCCTTCGGCACGGCCCCAGGCGCACGAGAAGCAGGTTTCCGTGACATAATGAAACATACACAGGTGAAACCAAGCAACAAAACCAAAAGAATGCAAAGCAAGCAATGGTGCCCCCCGGGGGTCCAGGAAAGGACGCTCAACAGCAGGGACTTTAGCTGTCGCGCAGGCTGTCAATACAAATCATCGAGCAAGTCGGAGTCAACCAAGCCCTCACCAGGATGACTCCAACCCATGCGCTCGCAAATGCGGCCAAGGACTTCGCAGTTTTCAGGGGAATGGCGGATTGCAAAGTAAGCTCCGCGGAGGACATCAGCGGAAGGGGCCTTGCCAGGAACCCGGCGAAGGTCCAAATGAGCAAGGAGCTTCGAGAAGTTTTCAAACTCAGCGTGCCAAACGCCATCAATCTTGGTGAAAGTGTGGGAGGTCAAAGAGAAAGGCCCCTTTGGTCCACAAGTGTTGTTCTTCTTGACAATGACACCGGTAGACTCTACCAGTTCCAAGTCAAGAGTACCAGCATAACCAAGATCATCACCCAAGGCGGAAGCGCGATCAGCCCCACAAAGCTGGGCCTGGCGTTCGCGGATGTTACTATTCTGATCCGTGGTGGAGAGAATGCCGCTCAATGTCATTCCGTAGATGTCAATCTGAACCAAAGTGGTCTCGAGGACAACCACGTGCAAAGAGTTGCACAAACCCTCCAGAATCATCATTTCACGATTCACGCGAACAGCATCAGGGGAGCAAGAGAAGCGAGTCAAACGGTTACGCCGGCAGGCGTCGTACATGATGGCATCACGGCTCACTGAGAGATCCCAGCCAGAAGCATCCTCGTCATTCAAAGAGCAGACGTTGCCGTCTGAGAGCCAATCCAAAACCTGACCAATGCGCGCAATGCCTTCGTCATGGTGACCAAGGCCACCAAGAACCCGGTTCTGGGCACCAGTCTGGTAACTGCGGATGGAACGTTTGTTCTGACCACTGTGGAGAACTCCTTGGCAAACGGTGTCAACAATGGAAGGAATCCAAATAAGACGCCAGCGCCGGTCACGAATCTTTTCCCAACCATGTGCTTCGT